GGAGGCTCCCCAATCTTCTCAGCGAGACTGTGGTATGGATTCCTCTCCGCCCCACCCCACTTTCGTGGGGTGTTTTGAGGGAATCCTTCGGATCGACATCATGCCTGAGTACTAGTAACACTCGCCACAACAACACCCGAAGGTGTAGGCAACCCGGCAAGGCTGTTGTGGTCATCCCGCAGTGTCCGTTCCTAGCAGGTTTAGAATTGATCCTCACGCAATGTTCCAATGGGCACTTTCAGCGCGTACCCAAGGCGGACCCTATTTAACAGGGAGGTCCGGCCCGTCGGATAGCCCCACAGCAGGGCTAGACCGAGTCGACTGTGGTGGTTACAGGTCCTGAGAATTCCACCTCAGGAATCATTTGGATGATCCCAAGGGCCACTGCAGTCAACTGGCCAGTCGTCCCCACGACTAGCCTTCCGACACTAAAGTCGGACTTGTCCTCGTCGGACAGATCAAGAAACGCCTTGGCTCCGATATTGTCTTTGAGCCCGGAGAGGCGCCCAGTCACGGTGTATGTGTGCTTCTCATAAGGGCAGATAGTGAGGGCTGATGTGTCCATCAGGTCCACCATCTGTGTGGGTAGCGGGGTTTTGTAGTTCGGAAAGAACTTTAAAACCACATTTCCCGGAGTAACTGTGGCACAACTAGGGATCCACGTGAACTGCAACCGGCGCCACTCATGCTGAGAGTGTAAGCGACTGAGACCGGCCATATACTGAGCTCTTCCTCCATATCCAGGGGATGTGGAGGCGTTGAACATGAGCTCGGGGATGATTGGCACGGTGATAAACGCATCGGTTGTCTTGGCAACGACTTGAAGTATGATTTCCGGCTGGGTATTAACCTGCCGGCCTCGTCTGAAAGCCATTGCCCGGGGGGGTGACGGGCCCACAGATTGGCCATATGCCAATGGCCGAGCACGCTCGATGGACCGACTTCGAGGAGGTCTATTGGTCCGCTTTTGTGGTGCTTTGCCACGTCCCCTGCGGTTAGAGGCACCAGAATTGCCTCCATTCATTTCTGTACTTCGATGTTCTGGTACTTCTCGTGATGATAGGTGGTGTTGTGGGAGGGCGGTACAATGACGGGCCCCGTACTAGTGACACTTGCAACTATGATGATGAGCAGGACGAGTGATAACACGACGAGAGGCCAGACAAAGGGGTTGTCTGGACACTTGCAGGTTCCGTACGCCAGCTAGAAGTTGAAGTTGTTGGTCACCTCCACACGCTCAGCGAGGATCACGAAGCTGGCTGAGGCGGTATCGTCACGCGCGGCAGATGAATCGGTTGCGCGTCTGGCGATACCTGCACCGACGTTGAGGCGAGCTGTCCTGGAGGCTTGACGGCTGTCGGTGCTAGGGGCAGTAGTGATGCTACTGTCGGCTGCTGGGGGAGGAGTTGGAGCAGAAGACATTCGGAGGCTCTTGCCGGAGTTCCCGATTCGGAGAAGGTCGGCTCTATGGTGTGGCCGGCGAAATAAGACTCGATAGCGACCTGTTCATCGGGAGTATACCCGAAGGCGAGGTAGAACGAGTATCTCGTGGCAGCACACACAGGGCGTTCCTTCCTGGACGAGAGCTTGGATAGTTGATAAAATCCACTCGCGAATTCTTTGCTGGTGTGAATTTTCCCCTTCTCCTGACCATTTCTGATGAGGCACTTGTAATACTCCTGTTTTATTGGCATTCCACCTGTAAGCGATAGCCCACACTCACCAACGGCTCGTATCCATTTCCTCATGGAACTCGCTGTGTAGAACGGGGTGATAGAGTGGCTGTCCTTGCTCATGCTAACTGTGGGATTGCGCACCATTACGTACTGGGTGCCGTCAAAGACGGGCTGCATTTGGCAAAACTCTACTTGTTCAGTGATATATTTCGGCGGTTCGGCCACGACTTCAAACCCGTAATCTAAAAAGTGACTGTACAAGTTCTTTACTACCACTTCCACATCAACCGCCGAGCAGATTAGAACGTTGTCGTCACCGTTGTTGACTAGGGCAGCCGAGATACCGAGCCGATCAATCAAATCCTTAGAGATCAAAGCTGCCAAAATGCAGTTACCCAGCGACGTATTCATGTCGCCTGACATCCTACAGCCATCCACGGAATATCTAAAGAACCCGTCGCTTGCAAACGCGGTTCCTTCATTGTGTATTTGCCACTCACAGAGGAGGGTGAGTAGCTCTGGATATCCGTGGATCTTCTTGTAGATGGAATGCTCAAACCTAAGAGCCTCAACCGAAACATGCTGGTCAAATCTAGAGGCATCAAATCCAATTGCGCAAGGGTTAGGAAACATGCACATTTTCTTGTGGATTTCTTGCCCCATGGCCTCAACACTCATACCTTTAAAAATGGTCTTGGACCCAAACATCTTATCAATGGCGTGGTAGATCGGATGTTCGATGTGCTTGAGATACCTGCCCATTTCAACGTTGTAGCGCGGATCGCGGGGTTGAATCACACGGGGACAGGGATCAGGCTTGAGTGTGAGATTGAGCTTCTCCGCTTTGACGAAGGTTTTTAGACGAGCGTCAGACTTGCGGACTGCAATACTCTTGAGGGAATCGACAGCCTTACTATAGCTCACCAGCTTTGGACCGGTGTAGTAAGCCAGGAACTTCTCGTAAGTAATTGCACTCTTCCGTCCAACGTGTCTTATGATGTCCTTGCGGTACTTGTTCAACCTTTTGAATTGGCCTGGGATGGGTTGCGGGGTGGGTACAAATTCGGGGTCATCATCCTTTTCTCGCGTAGGATTCTTGACGCAAAATACCCGTTCTGCGAGCCCGCGCTCGAGGTTCACCGCACTATTGTTGTGCAGGCCGAAAACATACTGGTCTCCCATCCCGGAGACGCGATGTATGCGGCGAACCTTATGGTCCGTATCTTTAAAGTGGCATCTGAGACGGGGGTGCCGGACACGTGTACGCCTACACTGCACCCCCTGCCACTTTTCGATACCTCCCTATTTGGCGAAATGGAGACCAGTCGCCTGGTCTCCATACATGACGGATTTGGCCCAATCTTTCCATGCCTGGCCACTGAGGGGGTTATCGAGCAACCGGTGGAGGCTGCTTTCGCGAGCGAAGGCGTCCCGATATTTAGAGAGAGCCTGGACGGTGTCTTCGCAATTCATGGTTATGGCCATGTCCTGGTCATAGTGCGACGGAAGGAACACAAAGGGAAGGGCGCTCGAGAGGGCCCTGTTGGAGTCAAGCGCGTTCAGACCACGCTTCTCACAGCACCTGTATAGGAACCTCCATACAGCGAGCTGGTTGGCCTCTGTGTTCTTAGGAATCCCATTGAATTCCACTTTGGCAAGGGCAACAAGTTGCCGCACAAATTTTCCGTAGTGCTTTATGATGTACTGAGACACTTCTTTCTGCACTACGGTGCCAGCTTCGTCCACTTCTTCGGGCGTGATGACCTCACGCAGGATGCAGTCCTCCATGCGAGTGCGTAGGGCCTGGCGGCCCATCTCTTCCATGCATTCCCGCACTTCTTGATATTCTTGTTCAAGGAATTTGGTGCGGGTTTTGGCGTGGTGGATTGCATCTTGCCTTCTTTGGAACGTCCACATGTTCCATTGGAATTTGAGCATCCTGTACCCACCGTACAGGACTGCCGCTGCCCCGAGGGTGTAGGCAACCTTCCGAGGAACCCGCCTAGGGTCCAGCTTCACTGTCAGCGCAACAGTGCCACTCCCAACATCCGGGGGGGAGGAGTCATCCAGGTAGCTCCAACGGTTTTGCTGTGCTCGTGTGAAGAGCTGCTCATAGAAGAGCTTGTCGCGTTGGGTTTGGACTGCTCTCTGGTACTCACTTATGAGGTGAGTGGCGGCTTGGCGGGCCAGAGCAGGGAGGTGGATGAGATGGTTGGCGAACTCCTTGAGGTGGGACACAAATCTTGCCAGGAGACTGGTTCCGATTTGTCGTTCCAACCACGAGTACGCGGCGCGAGGGCACAGGAAGATGAGATCATGGAACATGGCCCAGTCCAGGTGTGCAAACTGGTTGGGCGATAGCCGAGCTAGGGCTGAGTTGAAGGCGTCCATGATAAGTGGTGGCCACTGATAAACCGGATACAGTGGGGTTCACGTTAGGCGAGAGCACAACGTGGGTGGGATATCTTGCC